CTGAGATATGGCCGCGCCTCTTCGTCGCTGTAATCGCAGAGGATGCCGAACCGCCCCACGATCAGCACCTCGCGCATCGCCATCTTTGCGAGCGAATCGAACGGAAGATCGGTAAGGGTCACATCGGCGAGGAGATCCTCGGCGGCACCCGCCTCGATCGCGGGCGGGCGGCGAAAGCTCGCGCCGACCATACCCTGGACGGTTCGCGCCGTCGCGTTGAAGAAAAGGCCGCGCCTCAAATAATTGACGTACTCGCTCGGGGTCTGCGTATCGAGCGGCGTCACATAATCCGCACCTCGGGCGATAATCGCCTCTTGCCCCTCGTAAGCGTCCCGGCATTTCTGCCACGCGGAAGTCATCGCATCGTATTCGGGCGCGGTCGTCTCAACTGGCATTTATATCCCTCGTATCCTCGTCATGCCGCCCTCGTTTGCGCCCAACATCAGGTCGGTCAATGCCCACACCATCGCGTCGAGGCGATCGGGCGAGTCTGTCGTGTCTGGCGTATATGTGCAAAGTTGATCCTCAAGGGCCGCAAACATCCCGCAATGATGGACGCGCCCCTGCTCGTATATTGCGGCGATCGGCTCGGCCCTGGTCATCTTACCCCTTGCCGCACGAACGCCCTTATACGAGGCGTTTCTGTCGATCGTGCGGATCGTATGCTCGACCATGTCGCCGCCCTGGTTGATCTCGGCGACGATGCGGTCGGCGTTGTGCCGATAGTATGCCTTGAGTGCCTCGCCCGCCCATTCTTGCGGCGTGTAATGCCCCGATATGTCTTCAATTACATACGCCTCGTCGCCGAGCTTGCCGCAGACAACAATACCCGTCTCGTCTGCATCCTCGCCCGATGTGACGGCGGGATCGATACCGACGACAACCCGCTCAAGATGAGGAGGTGCCTCTTGGCGGGCGTCGTCGATGTGCGCCCGCTGCCAGAGCGCACCTGGAACATCATCGAGTATCTCGGCGTGTAATTCTTGCCGGCCGAGTCGCGTCCCTTCGTATCGGGCGATGATCCGAGCGGCGAAGGACTCGGCCAGATTCGGAAGGTTGGCGTATGTCGAGCCTCTGGTCGTCTGTACAAGCCGATCATCGACAAGCTCGCGTATGATTGCCACCGGGCGCGGCGTCGTCGTGACGACCGCTTGCGGCGATTCTCCGAGTCTCAGGCCCAAATCGAGATTGCTCCACGTATCCTCGGCGTATCGGTATTTTGCCAACTCGTCGAGCCATGCGGCATCGTGTTGCGGACCGCGCAACTGGTCAGGTTCGTCGCCCGAGTAACAGGTCGCGACCGCGCCATTGGCCCAGGTGAGTCTCCGCTTGCTCGGCTCGTATAAGGGCCGATCCTGGCCCGATACGGCGAGGATGCCGCTCTCGCCCTCAACCATAACGTCCCGCACATCGGCTTTGGTTTCGCCGACCAGGGCGATCCGCTTGCGACCCTGCCGAACCTGTTGCAAGACCCACTCGGCACCGCATCGGGTCTTGCCGAATCCGCGACCCGCGAGGATAAGCCAAACCCGCCAATCGCCGGGAGGTGCCAGTTGGTCGGGACGCGCCCAAAACCGCCAATCTTCATATATTTCTTCAGCTTCTTCCGGGGTCAGTTGTCGAAATATCTGTCGTCGATCCTCTTCGTTCAGCGAGGCGATCGACTGCGCCAACGAGCTTGTCGACGGCAGAGCCAGTGTCATTTATGGTCGTCTCATTATGTGTCTCGATCCGGTCCGCCTGGCCGAGGCGATTCTTGCCGACCCAAATCAGCATGGTCGCATTGCCACCCACTGCCGCGTCATATTGGGCGCGCCGCAGCGAGGTATTCCCTTCGGCGATGCCCCGGTCATATGCCTCTCGATACTTCTTTTCTTTCATCCGCGCAGAGAATGTCCCGCGAGCGATTTGCAGGACATTTGCGATCTCATCCCAGGTGCAACCCAATCGAGCCAGGGACCGGATTTGCTCAGGATCGACTGTCTTTTTTGGGCGCCCCATATCCGACCTATCCGCTTATTCTTATTATGCCTGAGTCATTTAAGCGACCGCAGCACTAGTCGATACAGGCGCCATACCGAGGATATTCTCCCGAATATGCCTGCTGATCGCTTCCATGAACCGCGGCGCAACCGAATTACCCAGGCGCTTCCATTGCTCGATAAAGCTCCCATCGAGGTGGAAATCATCCGGGAAGCTCATAATCCGCTTGACCTCGCCGATCGTATGGTGCCGATGCTGATCGGGGTGAATTATTCCCGGGCCGAACGCATTATCTATCGCGCCAACAGTGGCGATGATGGTCCGGGAAGGCTTGTCCCAGTTATTCCGCTTAAGATTGAAATACGTATTCTTTTTTGCGACGGTCCCATCTCCCCACGGCTCAATTTTTCTGGCTAATTCCAACCGTTTCCCGGTGAAATCACCCTGGTTCAGCCCTTCCGGGCAGTAATTGAGCGCTATTTTCAGCGGTATCGGCCGTGTTTCCGGTGCTGGGAAAGACGGATCGATCGCCAGGTCTTCGCGGCAGCCGATGAAGATCATCCGCTTGCGATTCTGCGGCACGCCGAAATACTTGGCATCGAGCACCTGGGCACGGACTTTATATCCGGCTTGCTTCAGCGCCTGGAGGATCTCGACGAAGATGAATTTCATCTTTCCCTTGACCATGCCGCTGACGTTCTCCATTACAAATGCCCGAGGCTGGAGTCCTTGCAAAAGCCGCACATATTCCTCAAACAGCGAATTCCGCGGGTCGAGCATCTCGCGCCGCCCTGCAGTCGAGAATCCCTGGCAAGGCGGCGATCCGTCGAAGACGTCAAGCTCACCTGGTGCAAGGCCGGTCCTCTCGAGCACTTGCTCGACGCTCAATTTTGCAATGTCGTCCAGGTATAAAGGCACCTCAGGGAAATTTGCTTTAAACGTCTCGCCCGCATGTTCATCCCATTCAACTGCCAAGAGCTCGTCATATCCGGCCCATTTATAGCCGAGTGAAGAGCCGCCACAGCCTGCGAATGTGGAGATCACGGTCGGTTTCATGTCGTCAGGTCTGTCTTTATCTCGATTTCAGGCATCTCGCCCTGGATCGCTTGGAGCTTTTCAAGAATCACCTGGAAAGACTCCTGGGGCGCCGTGACCATGAATTTCGCTTTCAGCGTCAAGCCATCCGTCGCATCTTCGCCGTATTCCGTTCCTGTGGGCAGATCCCGCACGAAATCATTTAGCCAAGTCTCCATATCGATGTCGGGCAGATCAGGCACTTGCCAATCTTCCAGATCGATCCCGACATCCGAAACAAACTCATATAACCCCTGCCCCTCGACGCGCCCATATCGCGAGACGATGGCGAGGAGCTTCTCCTTCGCATCTCGCTCGTTATCCGCAACGATCTCAACGACCGGGATGCCGCCCTCGATCGTCCATCCCTCGGTGCGTATTACCCGCACCCTCTGATGCCCGTCGAGCAGTTTCCATTTGCCCGATCCGTTGCGCCATGCGAAGCACGGCACGACGAACCCCTTTTCGGTGATCGATTGCTTGAGCTTGCTGTATTCGGTCTTGCCGAGCGACTTCAGCCCGCCTTGGAATTCCTCGATCTCATCGAGCGAGACGCGGTCGAGTTTGCCCTCGGGGTCACAGGTGACCGGGATCATTTACGGCGGTATCCTCTCGCCCGAGCCGCCCGAGCGACCGAGCGGGCTTTGCGCTTCGTCTTATATGGGCCGCGAGATCCCCAATAATATCCGCGTTTACTTTTCCGTATTGGCATCAATCAGTTCCCGTTTTCGCTCGATTACTCGGCCGAGCATATCCCGCTTTTTGTCCACCTCGGCATTGAGGCGGCAAATCTCATCGACGAGCCACGCCTCAAGCGATATTGCATCTTTCAGTTCGCGGTCCGTTTGTCCCATCGCGCAACGCCACCTCGCAAGTCGAGATGGATAAACGTGTTATACAATCCGATCCCGTCGAATCCGAGCGCGTCGCATTTGGCGGCGACCATCTCGATCGCCTCGCGTTGCCGATCGGGCGGCGGTATCAATCCGACCCGGTTGCTGTTCAGATTCGGCGAGATGTCGGTCGCAAATACCAGATGCTGAGATTTTTCGGCACCGCCGATTGCCTCGTTGTGCTTCGCCGATCGAAAGCCCGAATTGATGGCGATCGGTGCTTGCCACCAATCCCGCAAAGTCTGGAGCAACGACATATGGGTGTAAAAACGCTCGTCGGGTTCAAAGCCGCCCAGGACTTCGGCCCAAGTAAAATTGGGTATGTCGTCGCGTATCTTCACCGCGCCCTCTGCGCCTTTTGCATCTCTCGCTCGGCTTTGCGACGTTGACGGCGCGACCCTGGCGTGGC